GCGTACGCTTTCGCCAGGCTCGCCGGGCGGGCCGGGGGGCCCGATGATCGCCTCGCCGGCGGCACCGCGCTCACCAGGGCTCCCCTGCGGCCCCGGGTCGCCCTTCTCTCCATCCCGGAGCGAAGCAACGCGCTCGGCGACCAGATTATGATCGGCCGCCTGCAGCTCATGCAGGATCAGTTTGTATTCGGCCACATGCTGACGCAGTTCAGCGACGGTCTGACGGATGCCAGCCTGTTCGGCTTCCCATTCTCTGCGCCAGGTGTCGCGCTGTGTCGCGATGATCCTCCCCAGCGCATCGGCTAACGCGTCAGGAATTGAGGCGATCTGCATGTCGCTCGGCTGCCGCAAGTATGAGTTTGGTCCAATCGCGTCCGCCGACATTCTGTGAATCCTCGTTAGCCGCCGCAGGCGGAGGAGGAGCAGGCGGCGGAGCGGGCGCCGCGGGCGGCTGCTGGCCCCAGAAACTCAAAGGCACGACCTGCTGCTGCACGCGCGGCTCGTCGCCGTCATCGACTGCCGGTAATTCAAAATCTGCACGGGCATCGTTTGGCGAGAAAATGCCGCCCTGAACACCTTGAGCGAAAGCTGCAACGCGATCCTTGAAGGCAGATCGCAACAGAGCCGCAGTATCAAATTCAAGATATTCTATGGGCTGACCGAACAAGCCAAACGTGGCGCCGAAAGCTTCCTCGATATGATTGAGCGCAAAGCCGAGACCAGTCGCGACCCAGAATTGCATGAGCGACTCGCTGGATCCTTGCGGGGCCTCTCCGCTCAGATTCACGAGTTGCAATGGGACCCGGAACACGGCCGCGATGCGCTTGTCCGTGTATCCCATGGTCTCTGCAAGCTGGGAATTTTGGGCGTTTTCCGCCATCGGATTCCACTTGAGCCCAGCGGTGAGGATCGGGACGCCGCCCTGATTGAGGCCCTGGCTTTGCTGGTTCCACCGTTGTCGCAGCTCGTCGGCCTGCGTCTGCGTGAGCACCAAATCTGTCTGAAGAACCCCGCTCGGTCGCGATTGATTGAGATAGAACGCGATTGCTTGACGGGCCATCGCGTTGGATGCCGCCTCGTCGAGCGCCGCACTCAGGAGTGGCGACTCGCCAAGCAGCGGATTTCTGCAGGTCTTGAGCCGCACATGCAGAACGTCACGCGCAGGCACAAATTCGAGGAGCCTACGATCGACCCCCGATGCAGCCACCATGCGCTCGACGATTTCGTTGCCGCCGAGCCCATAAAATATGTCTCCATTCTGAGCAACCCGCACGCTCGAATGGCGGGGGTCCATCAGATGCAATTCTGAAATCTCGAAACGATCGTTGCGCAATGCCAGCGCGTAGGCGTTTCCGTACTGATAAAGAGAGTGCGTCAGGTTCAGCAACAAATCCGAGATCGTGAGATACGAATTCGGCTTGCGTAAAATGCGAGACAGCGCTGACGTCGTCACGCGATCGCGACCGCCGTCATCGCGCAATTTCCAATGGCTCCCCGGGCACATCGCGATGGTCTGCGCATACGCCTCGATGCAGGCCTCTACAATGGCAGACGTCCCGGCCGGAACCGGATCGTAGCCGCGCTGCCAAAAGTTAACCCCCCAGTCAGACGGAATCCAACCGTCCATAGTCCAGTTGCCGCCGGAGGTTTTAGCCACCGGCGGTCCGAAGATGCGCGATAGAAACGACATTCTTGATTCTTTAAGTCTTGGTCGGCTTTGCTACCGGCTCGGCCGGGGCGGCCGGCTTGGCTGCAACCGAATGAACCACCGGCTTCGCCTCGCGCGTGTCATAGCCACCCTTGCCATGTGCCTCCATTTCGCGCTTTTCCTCCTCGGTCAGAGGATTCTGCACGCGATCCGGGCCGGAGCCATCCGGCTCCTTGTCCATGACGTGATGGCCGAGTCTGGCAAGGTCGTTTTCTTCCTGAGTCGGCGTGGGGCGCGCTTCATTGTGTCGGCGCATGGCTTCCGTGTTGACCTTGACCTGATCTTCCCGGCGCTTGTTGTGCGCTTTCAGATCGCCTTCCTTGACTGCTGCGTCCCGCTTGACTCTGGCTTCGTGTGCCTTGCTGGCGTCTTCGCGATCGACCATGTTCATTTTCCTCATTTGGAATAATTGGAATGGACCGCAGCACTGATTAGAATGCTGCGGCTGCTGGGCTGCTAGGGTTAGTTCCAGGTCGGTGACGTCAACAGGCCGATAACGCCAGTGCGGCGCAAAGCCCAATTGATATCCATGATCATGCGAACGCCGATGCAGTCGGTCTGCCACAGTGAACGGACCGGCGCCGCCACGGTGTTCGGCGTGGCAAAGGTGCCGATGGCCAACGGCGTCGTATCCTCCATGTGGATCGTGGCCGTGTCGCTGATGTTGAAATCAGGGACATCGCCCGTGGCCGTAATGAAGTCGGCGGCGTCGAGGATCATGATGGTATCCGCCGTCATCGTAGTCGAGGCGATGATCGGATATCCCAGTAGCGTCCCGGCGGACACCTCGGCCGCAAACGGAAATTCACCGTTGGTGTTGACCGCCAGCCGGATCGCGAGCACGTCGACCGGGCTCATGAGCCAGACAGGCGCGCGCACGTTGCCCTTTGTGCCGCTGATTAGAACGTTCACCAAGGCCTTAAGATCGGTGACCATGTTGGCGAAGGTTGTGCCCGCGGGCGTAATCGTCGAGATGCCGTTGACCAATCCAGCCGGACGCGTCGTCGTGGCCGCGGCGTTGTCGAGCAGCACGGTATCGATTGCAACCGCCGTGTCCTCAAGAATGGCCTGACGGATCATCTTTTCGATATCCGGCGTCGAGTGCAACGCGATTTCCCGGGTGAACGTCGAGATGACGGCCATCTTTTTCGGAGTCAGCGAGATGGACGAAAACGCACCCTGACGGACAGGGATCGGCGCACCCTGGGCAATGAACGAGCCGGCGATCGTCGGCGTGGCCGAGCGCGTCGGCAGCGTGACGACGCCATTGCGGCCAAACGTGAAGCTGCCGCCCCGTTGCCGCAGCCCCGGGTAGATCGAGTTCGGCATGAGCGCTTGAAAGAACTCGCCGAACGACGTCGTGACCAATTGGCTGGCCCAGCCCGAGGTCGTGGTGTCGGCCGGAATGGTCGCGGTCTTATTGACGACATCGAATACGGCCTTCGTCGCGTCATCCTCGCCATACCGTTCCTTGAGGATGTCGATACCAGATCGCCTGCCCTGGTCGACATGCGTCAGGACTTTGATCGCGAGCGACCGCCACACGTAGTCCTGAGGAGTGACCTTCGGCGCCGGAACGGCGAAGGGACGCGCGCCGGTGACCGTGACAGCACTCGTGACGGGGACGATTTCGCTGTGTGATGCCAAACGCTGCTCGGCGGTCTTCAGCGTCTCGAGCGACTTGTTCGTGGTGTCGATCTTCGCGTTGTAGTCGTTGGTGATGGCGAGTTGTTCGTCGGTGACATTGCTGTCGTCGATGGTGGCGAGATGCTCGTTGAGGTCATCGCGGAGTTTGTTGAGACGTTCCTGCGCATCAATGATGCGCTTGGCAATAGCAGACATGGCTGTGGTCCTTGGGGAAGATGATTTTCGGCGTTCTCGCCAGGTAAGACGCTTTAGGCCGGTCGTCCCTTGTTGCCATGCTCGGCAGAGACAAGACTTATAGTTCGCACGGTCTCGATTTCCTCCATCAACCGATAGAGCTTTCGATATTTCGGGTTGAATGGATAATCCTTCGCCAGCCCGGCAGCCCAGAGTTTGAACTCCCTGGCCAGACCAGGCGACCATTCTTCGAGTGTGGTCAGTGTGGCGCAGTCATCGACCACGTTTGCGATGCGGCGATCTTCATTGGCGTGCTTGCCGAAGATCATGGACATCGTGCCGGTAGACAGATTCAGCGACTTGGCAACTTGCACCGCGTTTGGATTAGCGGGCACGCCGACGAGCGAGCATTCGACGAGTTCCTGTTCGAGGAACCGCATGCCGCCCCTTTTGCTGCCTTCGATCGGCTCGCTTTTGACTGGACGGAAACCGACAGACACGGCGCGTAAAATTCCGGCTTTGACTGCCCCCGCAATCTCTCTCAACCGGTCACTGACCGGGTCCATCAATTCCAACTGCCCGCGAAGCGCGCCATTTTCAACGCGAACGCTTTTCCATCCCCCGACGATGAATCGAGTGTCGTGGCCAAAGAATGCAACCGGGTTTTTCTTGAAATTCGATAGTTTCCACCCGTCTGGCTCGATCACGTCGCCCATCCGGTCAACCGTGGCATCGGACATGATATATTCGAGCGGATTGTCTTCTGCCTTCGCAAGAAAAGTTTTCTGAATCAGGTCCACAGTTCCGGTCATAGCAAGTCCTCTCGATACCACACTCCGATATGGCGCGATTCACCATGCGGATTGTCTGCCAGCGTCCAGCGCGGCCTTGGAAGATTGAATGGTGGCTTGGTCAGGTCGATAGCGCGCGACCCGCCGGTTTTGATGTCGTAGTTTGACGTCAGCATAGAGTTCGATAGCAGGGCGATTCTCACCCGCGAGCGGCGGAAGTTATCGAGTGCCAGCATGATCTCGTCATTGCAGAGATGCTGCATGCAGGCACGGCAGAGCCAGACATCCGCCTCCGGAAATTCATCCTTCGTAATATCGAAAGTAAAGAATTGCTTAGAGCCGCCGCACTCTTCCTTCAGAGCCGCGATGACGCTTGGAACGATATCCCCGCCTATATAGGCGCAATTAAAATGGACATGGCGGATCCAATGGTGATCGCCACATGGTGCATCAAATAGCGTGACAATGTTCATTTCGCGCAGGAATTGTTCTAGCGCTGGCCGTATCAGACACGTCGAGTCGAGCGTTGAACCCCATCCTGTGACGGACTGATTTCTGTTGATGCCTGGGGCGATCGCCATCCATAATTTGTTTTCGTAGAACAGCGCGAACTTTTCAGCGCTTGGGATGTCGGATGCCGCTATTAGATTAATCTCATCGTAGGCTAGCTGTTCACGCATCTATTAACTTTCGCAAACGCCGACGCCCAGTCACCCGGCTCGTCCTGTCGATGCACCGTGAGCCCTGGATACCAGGCCGCAGCGTTGTACCAGCGCCAGTCAGACGAAAACGGAACCATCACATGCGCGGATGGATGGCCGATGACGCCCGCCAGATGCGCCGCTGCGGTGTCGACCGTCATGATGTGGTCAAACCGCATCATCCATTCGGCGGTGTCCGCGAAATCCTTGTACGTCAGAGTGACGACCCCGCATTCAGCCGCGCGGTTCAATTCCCCATCCTGCACGTTATAGACATCGCGCCCGTC